CGAATACCGGCCCACCTGCGCAGGATCGTATTCAAACGACCACCCACCTCTCGCGGCATCTAGTGCCATTTCTTTCGCGATGCGTGACCGCTCAAATGTCATTGGCTCTTCTGAGGCATGTGCATTGGGGCCAAAGAAAAGTATCCCAATCACCACGCCGATTAGAAAGATGAGCCACAGTTTTAATTCTACATTGAGGTCTTTATGCATAGGGGAATTATAGCTGGATGGGGCGGAATTGGCGCGTAGGGCTTGCCATAGGACGTTGAGCGAGGGATCATTTAATTGGATTGATTCTTTCCCCCACCTTTCATTTAACTAAGGCGAGGGAAGATGGGGGCGAGGGGTCGATTCAATGAATCTGGATGGCCAAGTGGCGGTACTGAGGGTGCTGCCGCTTGGCTTTTTGTTTTTGGAAAGACGAAGTGGGGAGGGAAGAGTGTTTCAAGTCACTGCCTCCACCCCCCACTTCACGGGTATGTACTTCCAATTGCATGGTTCTTTGTGACCATTGCAAACGTGGTCACGAGGGGCTTTAAGAACGGTGACCCCTCATGTCCTGAATGGGTTTTAGTCGATTTCTTTGGGTAATGACAAGTCAGAAATTTCGGGGGTGGCCACTTCAATTGCCTCTGGACCATTCTCGTCATTCAGGCGCTTGGCGCTGAGTGGGACGTTATATATGATGCGCCGCCAATCAATGATGCCGTTTGGATCTTTCTCGTGCGATGTCCTATAAAAAGCCTCGCGACATGCCAGCTTGCAAAAGTTTCGCTCTTTCACGTTCAAAATCTTAAAGCTGCGCCCACATGCTACGCAGTTCACATCCGACAAGGTGTAAGTCATTTGTGTTCTTCTTTTGTTGTCTACAGAGTTTGGCGCTTGCGCCACTAGATTTGGTTTCAGTCCCGCCCCCAAACGAAAGAATAACTAATCCCTTCCCTTCGTCAAAGCCCCTCTTGTAAAATAGTGGCTTGGGACGATGTACTTTCATAACGCATAGCCACGTAAAACTTTGTCAAAAACGAAACAGGAATACTCAAAAAGCTGCATCGACTGCCGCATTGTTTTTGTTTTGGGGTCCGACCCTCACGAAGAGCTGTGCCAGAAATGCCGTCGCAAATATCGCCAACCCCCTCGCTATCATGTCCCCCCAAGATTTTGCACTCGGTGCAAGAAACGTGAGCTAACCCTCGCACGCTGGTTTCATTGCCGTGAGTGTGTTCCGTCGGTGGTGGATGATGACACCTATTAAACCTAGGCATATTAACAACGGCCATTGCACCAAATGCCAAGAGGTGTTCGATCGCTATCCTGGATTTCACGGGGAATTACGTACATGGTTTGAATACCTGCAGACACGCTTTCCCGATGCACACATCTCATGTGCGGGGCGCGGCAAAGCTGAACAGGAAATGTGGTTTCACAAAAAAACTTCCAGGGCGAGATGGAAGGAAAGTGCTCATAATTGGAATGCAGCCATCGACATCTTTCAGCTTGTAAATGGTGAGGCGCATTGGAGTGCGGATTGGTTTAATGCAACCGTGAGAGAAGGGTTGAAGTGGGTGACAGCTCCCATGAGTTTTACGTGGTATGGGGTGAAGGGTGCGCGGTATTTCGAATTGCCTCATGTGGAAGTGACGGGATGGCGGCAGAACCCTCATTTGAAATTGGTGGAAGATGAAGAAAAAACGAATGGGTAGTAGGCGTCGTCGAAAATGTGTAGCCCATCCGAATCGAAAGCACGCCCTTGATAAGGATTTAAACGACTGTAAAACTGGCATCACGCCAAGCCACGCTATAAAGCGCCTATTTATTTTGCCCATTGCCCGACATTGCCCCACGAATATGCTTTTGCACGAATGGTTGCAAGAGGCGTTTCACGTCAGTGAGCGGACGATCACATCGTATTTCGTTCTTAATTGGGTTAAATTTACGGCGTGTGAAATTCTTCAGGGGGCGGTATTCGATGGCTCTATCAGCACCACTGTGAGGATGGGGGAAGTGATCATGGCACGAGAGGACATGACGATGCCGGATCGTATTGATATTGAAGTTTGGCGGGGGCAGGATATTTCGAAGCATTCGAAAGTTTATCGCGTTGATGGGGTGGAATGGCGACGTTTAAAGAAAGAGTTGAAGCCATTTTTTGCGTGCCAGCATGTGGTTGAGGGGGGATGGGATGATCGTAAGTCTTGATATAGAAACGAAGTGCAATGTGGGGTGCGAGAAGAAATGCGACCACGCTCTCGTCCCACAACGCGCCACCATTACGCGCATTGGGGTGTATGGGAAATACAATGATAGCAAATACGTTTTCCGTGAATCCTACCGCCCGGAAGAGTTTCAAAATTTTCTTGATCAATACAAAGATAAAAATGTTTTTTATGTCGGGCAAAATTTCAAATTTGACCTCCTCCATTTGTGGAATGCAGGCTTTCGAATCCCGCTAGATAGGTGGGTGGGTGACACACAGCTGGCAGCCTCCCTTGTACGAGACAAAGTGCCAGACGAATTCTTGGAAGAATATAACGCTCTTCGCGTGGAAAAAAATAAAACGCTTCCGAAAGGTTATGGGCATCGACCTGGAAGTAAATTTTCATTGAAGACGATGGCCCCCTATTTCTTAAAGGTGGAGCCCTTTTGGGAAGATCCAACTAACCACGATAATGCCGAATATAACCTTTTAGATTGTGAATATACGTTTAAGCTGTGGATCAAGTTTGAAGCAGAGATGGCGGCCCTTGGGGTTTTGGACTTCTTTAATGTGCGCCTTTTGCCGTGGGCAAAGATGCTTTTTCAGGCGGAGCATAAGGGCATCATGCTCAACCTGGGCCTCGTGGATGAGTTGGAGAAAGAGGCCTTACTCGAAGCGCACTCGTTGAAGCGCCAAATTGACCTAGCTTGGTCCGAACCCCTTGCCCTTTATGAGGCGCGCACTGGAAAAGAATTCTCACTAGACAGCCCCCTCCAACTTCAAGATTTTTTAAAAACTGAAATGGGTCTCGACATCAGGGACATGGACGGTGAAGAGACTAGCGGCAAGGAAGTATTGCAACGGCTCGTTTCCCAAGGCCGAGAGGATATCAAGAAATTACTGGACTACCGCCATCACAAAAAACTCGCCACTTCATTCTATCCAAGCTATCGAGAGATGCAGGTGGCGGGCACCATCCACCCATCGTATAATTTAAGTGGAACGCGCACCGGGCGTTTAAGTTGTTCGTCGCCTAACGTGCAACAATTACCCGGCGACTTGCACCGTCTCTTTCACGCCCGCCCCGGCCACTCTTTCATCTGCCGGGATCTGGCTGCCATCGAGCCCCGCCTTGCTGCCTATTACACTCAAGACCGCCTTCTTTGCCAAATCATGCTCGAGGATCGCGACTTTCATTCGCTCAACGCCATTCTAATGTTTGATTTGGATTGCGACGAAAAAGAGGTGAAAGAAAAATATCCCCAATTTAGGAAAATAGCGAAGGCGTGCGGTCTTGCCCTTCTTTACGGCGCTGGGGCAAATCGCATTCAAGCCACCGCCCAGCAATCGGGCGTCCACATTTCGCCCGACAAAGCCCGGCTCATTTATCGGAATTTCAAGGCGGGGTATTTTGAAGCCTTTCGATTCAAATTGGAATTGGACGCACTTGCCGCGCGCGAGGGGGTGAGCACCTTTTTCGGACGCAAACACTGGTATCCACGACAGGATGAAATCTACATGAAAGCGTTCAATACGCTCATTCAAAGCTCTGCATCTGACTTATTGCTTGCCGGTGCTCACAAAGCACGCACCACCCTTTCACAAATGAATATCGCAGCCACCCCACTGTTATTTATTCACGATGAGGTGGTGTTTGAAGTGAAAGATGAGGTGGCTAAGAAGGCCGCAAAAGTCATCGATGATTGCCTAACCAGTTGGGTGTTGAGCACGAAACACGGGCACATCCCGTTAAAGGTAGAGGGAAAGATTGCGGGACACTGGGCGAAATAATGGGGAAGATATTTTATTCGGGGCTTCGCTTTGAGTTTAAGGACCATCTTCATGGGGTGAGGTTTTGGAAACAGCTTGCGCCTATTGGGGTGGTGCCAAGGTTGAAGGTGTGGCGCTATTTGGGCTCTACGAGCGAGGGCACCTCTCACTTATTCACACTCTATCGTGGGCGGGAGGTGAGGGTGATGCAAAACACTGACATCTTCACCCCCTTGGGACTTTTTCGGGCAGACTTCAGCCCCTTTGTTTTGGATATGGCTTTATTAAAGCGGGTACACAGTTCGGTTTTTCCGAAATGAAAAGGATGATGTGATGGCAAAAACGAAACGACTTTTAAAACCTGGCACCTTTGTGGTGGTGTACCTTCACGACCACGCTCTGGTTGTTGGCGGGCAAGACACCTCACTTCAAGTTAAGTTACCTGGGTATGTAGTGGAGGACACCGCCGACTTCCTCAAGCTATCGACGTGGACCCCTCTCGATGATGCACAAAGCCTTGAAAACGCAGATTGCTATACTATCGTTAAGCACAAAGACTTAAAGATTAAGAAAGCAAAAGAAATCTAACATGAGCATTCTCGGCCCTGAAGTTGGTTGGACGGATCTCCTCGACTATGAAATCACGGAAAAACTTAAGCGGGAGCAAGCCGCTAAGGTGGCCCGCACCACAAAAGGCTCCCACCCCTTGCGCCCGTCATCGGCGGGGTATTGTGGGCGGCGCTTGGCTTACGATCTTATGGAGTATCGGGGCCATGCTTTTTATGCAAAGCCCCTCTTGGAGCCTCATGTTTATCGCCTTTTTGAGTTGGGTCACGCAATTGAGTGGCAAGCCCTAAAAACTTTCTCACTTATCCCCGGTGTCACCCAAAAATACAAACAGCAAATCCTGACGTTCTTTCCGCTAGAGCGCGCCATTGAAGGCCAGCCAGAAGAGATAGTGGAGGGCTCCACGGACTTTGTTCTTTGGAGTGAAAAGTTTAAAGGGATTGGCGATGTAAAGAGTAAGAAAGATAAGTTTTCTTCAGCGTTCAAGACGGGTTGGGATGAAGAGTTAGAGAAAATTGGAATGATGGAGACGGTGGCCCCGCTTTCAGCGACAGCGTTTTGGGTGGAGGATTTGGACGCTTTCATTGAAGAATTGGGTGATGATTTCCTCATTGATAACCTTTATCAACTAAACCTTTACGCCAACTCAGACTTCATCAAGGCACGCGGCATCGACCACGCCTTTCTCTATCGATATTGCAAAAACGATTCGCGCCACATGGAAATCCGCTTCAAGCCTTCGGCGTCGGCGTATGAAGAGGTTCGCAATAAATTTAACGCTGTGACGAAGGCCGTAGATTTAAAGCAACCGGACGAAGTGAAGAAGGATTTTGTTTTAGGCTCCATTCGGTGTGCTTTTTGCCCATATCAGAATGCGTGCTGGGGTGAAGATGTGAACGCCTCGAAAGAGTTTTATTCGACGCTGCCTAGAAAGAAATGGCCAACCGATAGCGCGCGCCTTGAGGAGGGTGAGGTTATTGAAAAGCTCTTTGAGGAATATGAAAGCTTGCAAGTGTCGACCAAAAAACTTGAGCGAACTGAGAAAGAGATCATTAAACTTCTTGACGCTTCCGACACCCCCAAAGTTAAATTAAGCAACGGTCATGTCTACGAGGTTAAAAAATTGAAATCTCCTAGACCCCACTTTGAACTAAGGCGCTCAAAATTATGAAGATATGGCTTGGAAGTGATGAGTGCGTCTACCTCTCGCGCTTGCTCTTCGTTTTAAGTGAACAGTCGGGGCAAAGTGTCACTCGAAAACATCTTGCGAGATTGTCCGACAAAGTGAAGCCGGATGGTCGATATGTCCATTTGAAACAGAGCGAAATTACTTTCATGAAGGCGCTTATGCATGACGCACAAAAAACACTCAAAAAGATTGGAACCGAAGAGGCAGCCACGGCAGAAATGCGAGAGGCTGCCGAATCTAAACGGACCGCTATTAGTCGTATCGTGGCCAGACTGGAAAGGCCAAATGCTTAAACTTAACCATGCAAATATGGGGTGTGTGATTGTGATCAACCCTCGCGCCATTGTGGCGATCTACGAGAGCGTTGCCAATAAATGCAGCCACATTGTCACGCCCGACCAAGTATGGCCCGTGAAGGAAACACTGCAAGAAATTTTAAGTGCCATTAACCTACTCGACCAAAAGGAAACCAAAAATGGAAACCAATAAACCGGCTTTACCTCAAGATCCGATGTTGAAATTTCGCGCTGTGATGCGTGGAAAGAATTCTAAAGGGGGCGACCGCACCCAACTTTATCTTGCCCAAGAGCAAGCCATCATCCTCATCGAAACCTTGCAGGCCAATATCGAAAATCCACGTGGCGTGAAACTCGACTTGCATGTATCGAAGAAAGAGCACGATGGGCGATCTTTTGATTCTGGGATCATGTTTGTTAAAGCAGTGCAAGATGCCCCTCAGCGCGGGGGGTTTAACAAACCACAGGCCCCCTACATGGAAAAGGTGGCAAGTGCCGATGACATCCAAGCTCGAATCGAACGCACCCGCAACCAGTTTAAAAATCAATGAAAGCTATACTTGAATTTGATTTGCCAGAAGACACGTGGCTACACGAGGCTTGCCTCAAAGGCCCCATCACCTTAAGTGCTCTCACTGACTTTGGGGAGTTTCTTTTTAATTTATACGACGAAGGAAGCTTTCCGACACCCGAGGCCCGAGAGGTGGTGGAGGAAGTGTGGGGGCGCTGGAAAGAATGCATCAGTGAAGTAAATGGCTCGTAAAAGAACGACAAGCTTTAATATTTATGGCACCCGCGTTGATAGCGGTGGAATGCTTTTTTTGACTGCGGCGGATCTTGTCGTGCTTGCTTACAATGCCCACCGTGCCCGCGACACTGAAGGGGTGGGGTGGGAGGATGCAGATAGGACTTTCGAGATGTTTTGGCGCGAACTAACTCAGCGCCGTGTGGGGATGCGAAAAGTGTTGGTGGAGAGTTGTTTATGGGCCACTACCATGCTTAACGAGGAGGGCAAGCTTTGGCTTCCCTATCACCACAAAGACTATCAAGCTTTTCTTAAGCGCCTTTTACCAAGCGATCTACATCTCGATCAAAAACTAAACCTAATCATCCCAAAGGAACAGCGCATATGAGCAACCTCGCATGGTTTTTATTAAGTGGCATCAATACCGTGATCGGAATTTACTTTCATAGCCAAGGCTCTTTGACGGGACCTCTCGTCTTTCTTCTTTTGGGTGACCTCGTTGTGAGCTATCTTTTCGCAATTTCCACGTCCAAACCCATTGAAAAAGGGGGGTCTGAGAGCGATTTAGCCCCTGAAAACGAACTGATTTCGCCATTTGGTGAAGATGCGTGGGTGACAAAAAATGACATCCGAGGGGTGGAGGAGCGATTAGATGCAATGAGTGCGGCGCTTGAAACCCACACTAAGGCATTGGATTTCTTAGTGGGATATGTGCAGGCAGCACAGAGCCAGCACGCTGTCTAAGAAGTGTATATTGCAATACACTAGTGCTTTCAGGCATAATAGAAAGCATGAAGTATTCAATTGAATTATTAGTTGAACGATATTTGCAGAGTAAGGAATTTAGTTGGTCGGCGACAACATTGAGGAGTGAAAAGCACAGACTGAAAGCGCTTTCCCCTTATTTGAACGGCGATCCTAAAATCCTATGGAACTACATCGAGAGCGCGCTCGCCCCTTACTCTAGGGTGACCGCTTTCACTCGCGCCACTGACTTTTGGCAGTGGTGCATAAATGGAGGCTATTTAAGCCATGAAGAACACAATCAAGAAGGCAGTGAAAAAGAGCAACAAGGGAACAAAAGCCGCCAAGGCCACAACCCCTACCAAGCGTTTAGGCAAGAAAACAAAAAGCTCTTCAAAAACGCATACAAGCGCAAAAAAGCGCCTTGCGGCTTTGAAGAAGCAAAACGTCGCCTAAACACCATTCAGAATCCTATTATTCGATTGAAGGCGATGTCGTTGCTTATGCATGGCCTTCGCGCAAGTGAGTTGGGGACGGTGGAGGAAGGAAGCCTTTATGGTAAGGGGGACAAGAGGCGGATGCTTTACGGATTAAACATCCCGGCAGAAACCCTTGTCGAAATCAAAAAGGTTTCCTACTCCACACTTCGACAGGCACTTGCTAATGTGGGACTTAAGCCGCACGATTTGAGAAAAGCATTTGCGACTAGGCTTGTCGAGATGGGCGTGAATCACTTTGATTTATGTGAAGTGATGGGGTGGTCGTCGATAACAACCGCGACTGCATACATTGCACCCCGAGATCAGAAAACATTAAACAACTTTGTCATCAAGGCCACCAATGGAAACTCAGCAAAAAAGTTATCTTAAAGCGTTTGAAGTGATCAATGAGAAGGCAAAAGACGCCTTCCAGCTTTACGGCGATGCTCTTCTTGTCGAAGAAATTCCGGCAGAAGAAGTGAAGCGGGCCTCTGGGCTTTATGTACCCGTGGGGAAAACTGTCACAAACGTCAATGGCATCGAATCGAATCGGGCAACCTTTTGTCGCGTATTAGCAGTGGGCGAGGGGTATTTCGACGATGAGGGAAAAGAAGTGCCATTGAATGTGACGGTGGGCGACATCATACTGGTGGGGCGCTTAAGTGTGAACTGGTTTTCAGTCTTCGGTAATGTGGTCGCCACCTCTGGGTGCCAGATAGGCTATACTAGAGAGAGTGAGATCAAAGTCCGCTTCCGAGGCCAGGAAGGTTATGACGCAATGTTCTCCATCCTCGCGGAGCACACACATGGCTAAATGCAAAACCAAGAAGAAACCACGACGGTAGAGTTAGCTGATTTCATTGCTAAACTTCTGTTGCTCTTTGACGAACAACTGGACGAAGGCGATGTCAGTTATCTTTTGCAGGAGTATTTTTCCGAGCATGGGGTTTGTAGCAAGCACATCGATGCTTTAATGCGAGAAATAGATTTGTCCAAAACCATCCCCCTCACTCACGATATTCACTGACGCCATGAAACCCTATAACTTGAAGCGCAATATCGTGAATAAGCTTCGAGAGGTATACCGATCCTATCCAGTGAGAAACCAAGCATTGAAGGCGGCCTTGCGCCCCAACTCCGCATACGAGTGCGCAGAGTGCAAAAACCTATTCACTAAAAATCAAGTCCAAGTGGATCACCGAGAGCCTGTCGTCTCTACTGATGGTTTCATCGACTGGAATACATACATCGAGAGGATGTTTTGCCCCCTCGAAGGCATGTGGGTGTTATGTAAGCCCTGCCACCTAAAAAAATCTATCGTCGAGAATGCCGCACGCCGACGAAAAAAAGCAGCCTAATTACGCTACAATTTATGTGTGGCAAACCCCCCCATCTCTCGGTTGCCAATACCCTACAACTATCATTACTCACGCGAACGGCGCACGGCCCGCCACCGCAACCTAACCTTTTCCCTTTCACCAAATCTCTTCTATCATCTCATCACTCAAGCATGTGTCTATTGTGGTGCGCCGCCTAGGGAGCGAGTGGCAGAACGGGGGTTAAAATTCTTAGCCAACGGGATCGATCGAGTGGATAACAGAATCGGGTATGTCTCTTCAAATGTAGTCTCGTGTTGTTCAAGATGTAATTATATGAAGGCGGCCCAGCCCCCCGAGATGTTTTTCAATGCAATAAAAGCAATGGCTAAAAAAATGCTTGCATATCCTTCTTTCTCCAAGTTAAAAGCGGAGATGAGAAGGACGGTGAAGGATGGCCTCAAAAAAGTTCGTAAAACTTAGTTCAAAGGTGTTTTCACTTTTAGACAATGGGCACACTCGCAAGGAAATCGCAAAACAAACTGGGGTAAGTGTTGCGACTATTGATAATTGGAAACAACTGCGGGACAAAGATGGCACTGAATTCTCGCGCCCAACGGTCACCAAAAAGAAACGCAAAACGAAGCCCTCCCAACTGGAGGTGGTGAATTTGAATGATCTTCCTGCCATCGAAGATACTGTCCAGGTGGTCAGCTTCCGCATGTCCAAATCTAGCCTTTTCGACCTGCTTTTAAGCCGCTAAACACATCGAAATAGGGGGTTTTGATATGGGGAAGGGTAAGAAAATTGTCTTGAAACGCGCGACGCCTACGCAGGTGCTCAAACGTGTTTCAGAATTCAGTGGCACTAATTCGGACGCCAGAATCCGCCAAGTGTTTTTAAATGTCTCTCTCGTCAATAGGTATGTGGGGCTTTCGTCCATTGCGCACGATCACGGGATTGACACCACCACTTTAAAAGCTGGGGACTTTTTGGTGTTTATCAATGGTTCCAAATCAAAACTTGCAATATTGGGAAGCAATAATTTTTGCGGCTACCTATCCCACCCCCTAGGCCACCGATTGGACTTGCGCATCCTGACTTCACTCCCGCTGATTTTTAAAGGGCAAGACTTTAACTATGACGGCCTTTTGCGCCCTTTCCTTGAAGAATATTTTGCATCGAAGAAAAAACAAACTAAGGAGAAACAATCAAATGGTGATCAGCTACATCGAACTGACAGAAGTAAAACTCAATCCAGACGGCACGCCAACTTACAATCAGGTGGCGGTAAAGACGGACGCAATTGAAGCCATTCGCGGAACCGAAGTGCTAGTGGGCGGTAAGTGGATGGTGGTGGTGGAGGGTGGTAAAGGGGTGTTTGAAAAGGTGCGAAAGGTCGTGAATGACCTCAATCAACAGAGCGTCGCCCCCGCTTCAGACGCAATTCAGTCCGAATCTCCGACAGCTCAATAAGGATGTCAGTTAATTTTTTGGAGATATCGGATCTATCCGCGTCAATGTCTTGAATCTGTGCTGACTGATGTTGCACTTCCGCGTGGACATCGGTCAGCCACGCAGCCCCCCCACCTATCACCATTACAGCAAGGCTTAATGGGATGACCGTTTTCTCTGTGATTTTATTGAGCGGTTTGTTGCTGTCCTGACCCATTGACACCCTCGACGATTTTTTGCTTCATCCGATCTGCCGCCGCAGGTGCTTCAATCACCGTGCGGATGACAGAAGTAAAAAGTTTTGGATCTGAAATAAAAGCTTTCATCTTGTCGGGTGGCAAGCTTTGTAGCCATCCCTTAAATTGATAGGCGGGCTCCAACATTGCTCCAGCCGCACTCTTAGCCCCCCCAATCGCCTCCGCCACCTTCACGCCCCCGCGCACCATGTGCATCGCAGCCCGAGGGAATGTCGCAGCCCCTCCGGCCACCATCACAGGTGCCGCCGCCGCCCCAACCATGTGCCCCCCGGCTGCAGCCGTCCCCGCCGCAATTCCCTGTCCCAGACTCATTCTAGGGGCAATGGGCAAAAAGGTTTCCACTGCGTGCAACAAATCCACCTGTCGCATTCGCTCTTCGCCACTCTTGCCCACTAGCTTTACGAGAGCGTCCACATTCTGATTTCGGATAATGTTTTTTCCAGGCCCCGCGAGCAATTGCTTCATTAGAGTTTCAACGCCCGCCCCACCATTATTTTGAATGGTGTTCATTGCATATTTAACCACATCCGCCGATTTCGCATACTCCTTCAAAAGAGTTTCATGCACTTCACCAAGCCCTGCTTGTGAATATTGATTGGCGACTGAATTCTTGATGGCGTCTTTCACCTTGAACACTGCCCACGCGAAATCTCGCCCTGCAACATTATCCGCAATCTTGTTGATAGATTTTTCGAATCCTCTGAGCTGGGCAGCCCCGCCTTTACCAGACAGGGTGCCACCTTTTTTCGCGAGGATGTTTAGTTGTTGCACCATTTCTTTGATAGGTGTCAGAGCTTCGTCAGGTAGTGCTTGTTGCGCTGCGCTTGTAATATCATCAATAGAATTTCCAACAAATTGCAATACGCGCTTGGGGCCTGATTGCACAACCGGATTTCCAAAAGCGTCGATAAGCCCCTCAGCAAGCGCCCTACCCGCGCCCTTCTCTTTCATCACCCCAATACCCAAATCATTCACACCCCTCACAGCATCATCAACAAGATTTTTGATCTGAAAGGTGGCGGCCTTCTCATCTGCCATAGTCAGCATGTCATTAAACAAACTATCCCACCTATTTCCCAGTGCCTCATTTGCATCGGTTACCACTGAGCGTAAGATGTCTAACTTTTTTCCTGCAGCAATATTGATTGCACTCGAAATGTCGCCGCCCCCCTCTTTCAAAACCCGGCTCACTCCAGCTACCACTTCGTCGGGGCTATTGAATAGGGTGTTTACTGCCTCATCGCGCCCTTGCGCCGACACTCTCGCCAAAAGACCCTTCATAATGTCTTTTGTCACGGGGGCCGCATTCTCAGTGAACGCCTTGATGCCTTTCACGATCTGCTTTCCTGCGTAGCCAATTCCCATACCGGCAGCTTGCCCACCCATCGTAAGGAGGGCTTCCATTCCAATGTCACCAAGCTGTTCTTCGGGGGTGGCGTTAAAGGTGCCAAGGATTCTTCCAGTGAGGGTGCGGACTGTGCCACTGGCCAGCCCACCGACAGCCGCCCCACCAATAGCTCCGAGGGGTCCGGCAACAGCCCCACCGATTGCAGCGCCTTTTCCTGCGGCTGCCGCATTAATGCCTAAGTCAGCCACATCCGCAATGTCGCCCATTAATTCTCTGGTTTTTGCCCAGGCATCGCCGCTTCCAAGGTAATTCGGATCGATGCGCTGCCACAACCCCTTATTGTTTACGACAATCCCCTTTTCTGGATCGAGGGCTACGTCATCATAATTCTTTTTCAGAAACTCCATCGCCCCCTTGGTGTTTCCGAAGCCTTTTACACGCACGCGATCCATAAAAGAGAGCGGGGATTCTTCCACTGCGGTGTCAGGAGAGTTGTAGATGATGGGGGACTTTTTGAGGCTTTCGGGTGTAAAGCCTTCGGACTGGGCAATTTCAGCTACAGACGCCCGCAGCTCTTGACCCGTCTTTGGATCGGTCACCACCACTTCGCCAGTCTCGGGTGTTGCAGATTTAAACTGATAGCCGGATCTTCTTACTACATCTCCAATGTCGAGAGGTTTTACAATTTCATCGGCCATGTCCGTGTCTCCCACTAGAGGTGAAATTTTATTTCTTTGCGCGCGATTTTGCGAGGGCTCGTTTGTATCTAATGTCCTCTTCTTCTCGCAATTTCTTTTGTAAGGCTTGCGCCCTTGCGGCGGCAGCCTTATCTGCGGCTCGCGTTGCAACAAGCTGTTCAGCGTCACTCACAATTCCACGATTGATTTGGGAGGGCTCTTGCACTTTCAGAGGCACTTGACCTGCTTTGTACGTCCCCCACGCAGCCGCTCTCGCGGGGTTTCGGGAAATGATTTCGTTATAGGCATTCTCAAACGGAGTGAGGGATTCGCTGGGTTGATAGGTGGGGGTGGGGGTGTCGTAAGTGGACTGCGGAGTGCGAGAGGTGGGTTTGAATAATTGGGCAGGCACTTGTGCAGGGGCGGGGGCGGGGGGCTGGCTTCCAGTGGGAGAAAAATTGCTGGCCGGGCTGGGCGATGCCCCCTCAGATTGTGGCGGAGGGGCAGGGCGCATATAGTCTGGGAGTGCGCCGAAAGCTTCAGGCTGATCGAAGATCTGGTTTAGCGGCAATTTTTTGGCGACAGCCTCATTGTAGATAGGCTTTGCGGCTTGCAGGTATTTGGTTTTTCCGGCGGCAGAAAGAACGCTTAAGGCATCTGTGATGTCCTTTCTTTGTTCCGCCCGCAAAGAAGTGCCGTCGATTGCCTGCGAGAGGGCGTTCGCTGCTTTATTAAAAAGAGAGGTCGCGTTTTTACCTAGTGTGATTTCAGCTTCGCGCACCACTGAACTATCACCTTGCAGGGATTTCAATCCGCCCATCAAAGTGCCATAGTCAGTATATCCGTTGGGATTTTGGGCAAACTTTGCAAGAGCCTCTTGGGTTTTTTGGGCCTGTGTGAATGATTCATAAAGCTTGCCTAGTTGGCCAGCTTTGGCCTCTTGGCGCATCTTTGCAATTTTTTCGTCCGTCTTCTGATTGGACTGCACTCCAAACTTTGCAAGCCCCGCATCATATTCAGCCTGCTTCAAATTCATTTGTTGCTGGTATTGTGCATCTCTCACTTTTTGCGCTTGGGATCTGATAGTGGGGTCATCGGAGAGAAGGCCCTGATCGATACTCTGAATGAGTGGAGGTTTGGGGGCGATTTGCTCCGCAAAACCTTGGGCGGTCTGTGGCGAGAGGCCCGCATTTACTGTCAGGTTCATTGCTAAATCTTGCCCAAGGGCGCGGATTGCAGATTTCTTTTGCTCGTCTTTCCATTCAGATGACTTGATGGCGTCCAGTTCGTCACGAGCCCCTGCCACCGCCCTCTGCACTTTGAGGCCGTTGATGCTATCAACAAGCCCTTGCCCCAATCTTGCCAAGTCATCTGCGAAGCCCATGCTTATCTCCTAATAGCGTTGATATCCGAGCCCAATATTCCTGCCGTATGCGTTACCATTCGCAACAGGTCCAACGCCGCTCACACCACCACTCGCTGTTGCACCAGGTACCGCCCCACCAGAAAATCCGCCAAAGGCGCTTGCAAGCCCCGCACCTGTTTGAGCACCAGCCAAGCCTCCGAGAATGCCACCCTTTAAGCCACCGCCTGAGAGTTCGGTGCCGGAAACCGTTTGTCCTGCAGACTGCAATCGGAAATTCCGTTCGGCTTGCTGTACACCACTACCCATCTCAAATAGCATCGCGCGATTCTGGAAGGCCTGTGAAGCTAAGTCTTTTAAGATGGATGCACCACCTTGGGCATACTGAAGGCGCTGGCCTGGGAGTTGGAGGGCAAGATTGGAAGCGAAAGCCCCTTTGTCAGCTTCAAGGCTTGCGGTTTGTCTCATGAGTCCTGTCCGCAGTTTCGCTTGCAGAATGGGGTCAACCGGCCCCCTACCTAGACGGGCTTGCAATTTTGCATACTCGTTAGCCTGATCTTCTGCAGACTGTTGAAGCGCCACCTTTTGTGGGTTGTAAATTTGCTCCGCGAATCCGCCCGCCTGTGCAACATCTTGCGCATTCGGCAGTCCGCCACTTTCGGAAAGCTGCTTAAAAAATCCGGCTAAATCTGTTTGGGCACTAAGTGATTGTTGGAGGTAGTCACGGGTCTGTTTTTCAGAGAACGCAGTTTCCGAGACCTTATTTAGTTCCGCGAATTTATCGGCGGCAAGAAGGCGCGCCTCTCGTTCGGCATTCGTCTCGGGTCCGATATTTATCGTAGACGTTTGCGAGGTTTCTTTTTTGTCCTTCATGGAGCCAGCAATGCCCCCGGCTAGAGCTGCCCCGCCCATCGCTAATGCTGTCCCTGTTGCAATTGCCATAGCCCCTCACCCTCTCGCAATCATGTTAGTCATCGTCTTATCTGTCCTAACAAATCCGTGCTTTGCGTAAATTTTCATCAGCCCTCTTGAAGCAAGTGACACGAAAAACATATTATGTCCGAGGGCTTTACCCATCTGCTTCAAACATCCAACCAGATCATCGAGAGCGTCGCGCCTCTTTCTCAATGTCACCTTTGGATTGGACACCACAAATTCCACCCAAGCGATTGCGCTATCGGTCCGATAGATAAAGCCTGCGCAAATCCCCTCCCCATCTTCACCTTCAATCACTGCCCCATGCTTTGGGAGGGCGTGGCGGGGGATGACTGGCCAGTTATGTGCCGCCCACCATTTCGCAATCATCTCGTGATCTGAATCTTCAAATTTCCGTATGCGCACAATATGTCATCTCACAACTCGTACACCAAAAGCTTCACATTCGTGACAGACATCTCATTGTTCGAATCAATGGTTTTGGACTGAACTGTGTAAGTGTAAGTGCCTGCGGCAGGGGTGTCGAGGTGCGAAATGTCAGAGGGGCCATAAAAAAATTCGAGAGACGCAGATGAGCTGCCCCCGCCCCCGAGCGTATATTCTGCAATAGTGCTTGAATCGCGTTTAATGATAATGCCAGTACGGGCGCGCGTCGCAGCCCCGCCCGAAGCATAGATCGAAACGAAAGAGCTGGAGCCGCCCCCATCCGAAACAAGGCCAACGAATACAGGTCGACCTGATGTAGTGATGGTGCATGAAAGGTTGTTGACCGCGCCATAGGAGCTATTCGAACGGGTGAATGCGCCAGACGAAGATGAAAGCTGTTGCCCCACCGCCTCTTGTTTTTCTCGCGTGACCGCCAAGGCCGCTAGTTTTGCTGTGCTCACACCTAAATCTTTGATGCGTAGAGCGTCAGAGTTAATTTCAAGAGTGGTGCCGTCGACGTTTACTGAAAGGGCGGTGCCCGCACCTCCGGCAAGCCCATCGCCTGCAACGGCAGCGGCAAGCTTGGCAGATGTGACAGAGGCGTCGTCTAATTTTGCGGTGGTGACTGCGAGGGCGTCGATTTTTGCAGTGGTGACTGCCAGGTTTGCCAGGGCAGCCGTTGGCACTCCACCCGTTTGCAAGTTATCACCATCAAGCTTTGTGGTGTTCAAAAGGGTTTCGATACTATCAAATGCATCATCCAAATCCTGTTCGTCTAGGACTTGGGCATCGGCATAATTACGCGTTGTGGTGAGGGCTGGCATGTCGTTTATCTCCCCGAGTTATGTTACCACTTCTTGGCCGGTTTCGGCGGGTTCCCACTCAATTGCAAGGCCCTGAATTTCAATTGGATCTTCCGTGCCTGATGTGAAGATTTCCACTTCAATACCACGACCATATCCGTCAATGCTCTGCGTATAGGGGTTAAAGGTGAAAGTGCCTCCCAGGACACTTTGGCCCAATACAAAAGTGGAGCCTAACAGGTCACCGGGTTGCTGATCGGAGAATGAGAGGGTTTGCGTCGCATAATTATCGATCTTCACCTTAACTGTGATGTTGTAGGTGCCAGAAGGCCGAAAGATAAGAGCGACCTTTTTAAAACCTTTTATTGTGTAAGGATTGTCATCGACGAATATGCGCCCTGTCTTAATTCGGGGAATGATGGCGGTGGCGGCGTTTGCTGCACTGACATCATAATTAGTTCCATTAAACGTCTTTGCGATTCGCGTTGTTGAGGTTCCCAATAAAAGCCGATTCTGATCCGAATTTCGAACCAGCCACATGGCATCACACGAAATATTTGGCCACCGATACCATTGACCCAATACGACATTGTAAAGATAAACACATTTATTCACCGACGCTGAGAAATCATTGTCAGTAACAGCCCACGCAACGCTATTTAACTGTGAAAGGTAGACGCCTTGCATGTAGGGGCGGCGGGACGGAGTGAAGTTTTCGTTGTAAGTGGCCTGAATATCGGCGGATAAATATTTGCTTTCAAAATCGCCAAAGGCTTGGGTGGAGAGTAGTGAATGATATCCCCGCTCAGATGGAAAGAAGATGTCAGCATCATCAACACTCACCACTGCATTGTGCGACACACACCCAATCCCGGAAGTAACTAATTGAACGTCGTAATTCTCAGGGCCATCCCCAAGCACTCGATAGAGTTTGGTCTTCTTAGCCACAAATAGCACGCCTTTAAATGTGGGGAAGATGGCGGTGATGCCAGAAGGATCACCGTCGCCCACTCCAATATCAAGCGCACCACTATCACCCGCCCCATTCCATTCTTCTGTGTTGAATGTGGTTGAATAATGAAGGCGGTCTAAATTTGTTTTGTCGTTAGTCCATAGCCGCCCTTGGTGTTCGCGCAAGATGGAGCCAACGGGTGGGGTGCCGCCAAGATCTGCTAAATTTCCGCTGCCCGTCCATTTCTTGATGACGTTGCCAGTGCCAGATGCGGCCAGATGCAAAATGTTATTGAGCACACAACCGCTCACTGCGGTTAGCGTGCCAGTCCATGCCGTGCCGCCGTCTGTCAGTGTGGTGCGAGCGAGGGATGATGCCGAATACGAGTAGAAGGCGCGGCCAGCGGTGACGCCTACTTCAATCTGTGTGCGGGAGCTGGTGCCATAGAAAAAATCGATCCCGTAGATGATTGGATCGGAGCCATTAGATGCGTCGTCGGCTCCATAGTCAATTCCATCGCGCTTTTTTCGAGTGCCACGCACACCAAAGATAAGGTGATCTGCTATCGATAACTGATTGTTCGGGATAAGGGCTGGATCTTGAGACGTGTTTAATCCGCCCAGCCACGGACTTAACAAAAATAGCTGTGTGGTAATAGCCACGGTTATCCTTTATTATTCCTAGTTAACCAAATCAGGCGGCGCACCAACGCCTTCACGGCGATTTTTCAATTTCGACAGCAATCCTTTTACTTCCCCACCGAAATCTTTCGCCGCTTCCTTGCGTTCTTCCTTCGGAATGGCTGCATGATTTTTAAGAACAGGAATTAAAAGCTTAATCAATTCTATGAAAAGCAAAGCCCACCAAGGCATACGTCACCCCTTTTACAGGTTTTTCAATAGCTGCGAGAGGTCGATGGCGATGCTTAAGCATTTCTCCACCACGATCTCAATCGAATCATTTTCTAAATCTAGCTCTTGGGCGCTCCAATCCTTTAATTCAGATCGTTCAGCGTCATCTAAATCTTTAAATTCGCGGATGATAAGGCCCGACTTAAAGGCCGAGATGGCTCCAGGGGCCGCTTTCACGACTGAAAACACTGGACCAATGAGCGAAAACGAGATGCCTTTTGCGGCGGCCTCTGCAAGATTTGCCAATGAGAATACAAATTTTAAAACTGCCTTCAGTTCCATCACTCCAAGATTTTCCATGCTCATTCCCTCTTAGGTTAAGGCGGCGTAATGCCAAGTGCCACCATAATAGAAATAAATTCGTCCATTACTGGTATCTAAAACAATGGGAGAGCGGCCCGTGTAGGCCGTGGGTGTACCAGATGGGGAGCCCGCCATTGTTCCAATGTAAAGAAATCCGTCAGTCGCGCTTGTCTCAATAGGCCCACTGTTGATCACGACGTTGCCACCTCCCGACGCCCCTGTTCCATATATGGTGAGGGGTGTGTCCCCGGAATACGTGCTCCAGCTGAGATTAGGATTTGTGGCGGAGAAATCAAACATCTCTTCAATATATTTGGAGCCGGATGAATTTTGATATTTGCGCCGAATAATACCTGTGGTGGTGGAAGAGACAGCAAGAGGGAGGTAGACATCGGCTGCACCCACGTTCGCACGAATGGAGCCATTCATCACGTGTTGTTCGGAGCCAGCGCTCGCACCTACAGTCCACAGACCCGCAGAGCTGACAGAGCCTTGAATGGTCGCATCGCTGCGCACCTCTAGGACACTTGCCTTGGTGGCGTGACTGTCACCGTAGCAGACAATGTTTCTTCCGGCTGCAGCGGCGTTGCCACCAGAGACCGCGGTACTACCATCAGCACGAGATAGGTAGAGGGCCGCTTGATAGGTCGCGACTTCGCTTGCGCCTAACAACACGCTCTTGGGACCTGAGAAAACTGAGGTGCTTGAATTAAATCCAAGGCTTGCATTGGTGACGAGAAGGCCGGAAGCGTTGAAATAGGCGACAGCGTGGGTGCTCGCTGAAGTGATCGAATTGCTACCCACCGCCAATGTCTTGTTGGTGAGGGTGGCGCTATCTGAATTACCCGACACACTACTTGCCACCCCATCAAGATACTGTAACTCAGTTACCGTGATGGTTGAATCGGAGGTGAGAAGTCCAGAGCTATCAAACTCGGCTACACGATTGGCAACACCTGTAGTGGTAGAGCCTCCCGAACTACCGCCACCACCGCCATCAAAGAATCCGAATCGGCCATTTCGCGTGCGAACGGAACTGCGCTTGGCAGCTAAAAAAGTCTTCGAGGGCTTGAGTTGGGGGAAGTCAGTAGAATCGTCAATCTTCCCTTCCATCCGCTCAAGTTTTTTTTGAAAAAGTTGTGAGTTTCGCTGGGCCTCTTGCGGGTTTCGTTCACGAGACCATGCCTTGATGCAAGCACCATAAAAAAGAACCGCGCGATCACCAATGGGCATGAGCGGCTCGTCCGCATCGTCCTCCATGGGGGTCGGCTCTTTTATAAAATCGACGTTAAGGGTGGTGCGCTGTGAATCAACCGACGGGTATACAGCCAATTCCTTATATCGCTTACTGGAGATTTCTGAGTTTTGAGATTTTACAGTGAGGGCGACATCTGCGGTGGTGGCTTCATCAAGCAAATGGCGGCCAGTGTAGACAGCGGTGACGCCGCTCACCGATGAGACGATAAATTCACCATTATATTGATACGCCGAGGAGGCGGTCACTTCAATGCGATCTCCCTCGCGCAGGTAGCTGGCAACGGAGCTATTAAAAGTGAGAGTGCGCGTAAGGCCTGAAGAGGCCCGGCTCACCATGGCAGGTAAGCCAGAGATTGCCGAATATGCCAATGGATCTTGATAATCGGTGGTGCTGTACACCGAGGGGCGGCCTTCGCTTTTAGGTGCTGGGCTCGTGCGCCGACGAAATTCTTGCAGGCCAATGCCTTCGAGAGGTTCGCTGCGATATGCGTGGGTAACTTCTACGGTGTCGCGCAATTCAGTGGGCAGTGGAATTCGATCCGCCCAAATTTTATAATTGGCGGCGCTGTTGGTGGTGCCTGCAAATGGCACTTCGAGCGTTACAGTGGTGCTGTTTGCTGCATGCTGAAAGATCCGATAAATTTCATTGTGTCCATCCACCGAAAAGAGAAGGCCCTTTTTTCCCACTGAGGGGGCCGACGAGAGGGTGATGGTGGGGCTGCCAGATGTCACCTCTGCGGTGCCAGTGTTGGCATAGGGTTCGTGAGTGATCGACGTGTTTCCCCGAAGCCATTTCCAATTGGCATACGGCACCACTTCATTGATATAGACAAAATTGAGATCGCGCTTGATGCGGTTTTTGGTGACTGTATCGGAAGATTGGATCTTCACCTCTTCCATCACCGCACTGACTAAATCAGAGAATGTTTTTAGCTCGTAAATTGCCATGAATGTCAGCCCCGCGATTCGTTAATTATACATGTCAGATGCATATTTGTAAGGGTGGTGGGACGGATGCTGGTGGAAAAAACGATTGGGTTGTCAGCAAAATCAAAAATCTGCGTTGTGTCATCGGCAGCAATTCTGATTTCAATCTTATCGGCCACCGAAGAATCTGCGATGATGCAGGTGGCATTTACACCAGTAGATGTCGCAATAATGTGGGTGACCCGCACATTCTTCACTGCCAATTCATCGGCAGCGGCAGAATATTGAGTATCAATATAAAAGGTGTTCGCGTTTCGTTTATTCGCCATAAACCCCCAATTTTGCGTCAAAAACGGTCAATAAAGTAAATAGAACTTATTTGGTCGCCTTATAATATTTTCGAAATGGCCTAATTTCAGTCGAATCAAATTCTTCTTTGGTTAAAAGGATCTGAATATTAAGTGAATTTATAACGCGCTTTAGCTCTTCGAGGGTTTTTACCTTTGAAACATCTAGAATATACCTGTCATGCTTTGGCGGGGTGTGGCGGGGTATTCTCTGCGCCGCGCATGCTGTTAATACCGCCAATAAAATTCCGATCAAGATCTTCATGATAATTCCAGTCTAGTTAAGAGCATGTCATACTCGGGCAATCGCCGCAAGAAACTGCGGTTCCGCCATCAAGTGTGCAATCTACGCAGGTCTCTGCATATTTAACAGAACCACCGTACGTGCAGCTATTGCAGATTGCGGATTCGCCGTGCCAATAGTACAGCTCGCGCACGGGCCTGGGGCTGGAACGGTTTGCCCGTTAGTGCAGGCCACTATCTGCGCTTTCTTTACCGGAGCCATCATCAAGAGCGTCAGCCAAAGCGCGGGGGCGGCTACCGAATAAAGAACTATTCCCTTACGGCGTATAGTCTTGTGTGAAACTTCCATAATAGTTGGTCCCATCCCACAGAAGATTAATCAGATCCATTCTGGATGCGGTTGCGGTAATGGTTGGAGCTGTGCCCGATGGCCATTTAACCGTTGCTGGCCATGTTGCGGTGAAGCCGCCAGCGCCCGTAAGGATTCTTAATGCATAAACGCCGCCTGTGACTGGATTGGATAGTGTGAAGGTGACATTGCCAGTCAGGGTGACGCTCTGAAGGGAGCCATCGGACCAGTTCACTGTCAGTGCAGTTCCAGAATTCCCCGCGCTGTATTCAAATGGATCGATTCGATAGGTGGACTTATAGATACCTGTTTTAACGTACACGTTATCGGGGCGTTTAGTAGATGTACTACCGCCAATGCTCCCCGCGCCGTCGGTGTACCATAACAGATCGGCTTCAGTGCTTTTTAAGAATAAGAAACGGCCATACTTCGTGGCATCGCCCCAGTCACCAAAACTAAACATCGGGCTTCCACCGTCGGCACTCGGTTGGTTGATGGTCAGCGCCTTCGAATACTCGGTCTGAATGGACATCCCGGTTCCGGTGGTGGAGCGGGTGAAGGCGATATATCCGCCCGCAGAGCCCTTTCCGATATCAACGCCGATTTCGGTGTTCGTCGTCGCACCAACCTTTAAGTCAGTAGAGAAATACGCCGCGCTGAATCTCTTATATGCACCGCCCGCATAATCATAACCAAGATATCCGGTCGCATCGGTTTCAGAGCAAAAACAGCCACGGTTACCGGCGGTGTTCGCTGTGCTACCAATGAAAATGGTTCCGCGCTCGCCACCTGCACCACCTGCACCGCCACGGATGATGAAACTTCCGCCCGCTGCGGAGGCTGTGGTGTTTGCACCGGATTGAACTTCCACTGTGGTACCAGTGGTGGCAGCACTCGGTGTGGCCAGTGTAATTTTGTTTGAGCTAAGGGCCGAGAGGGTTAGGTTTCCTAGCACCACAGCTGAATCAGTTCCCATTCTAAAAAGATTGGTGCCGTTTAGCGTCGAGGAATTAGTTAAACAGAAAGCGTCGCTATCCGAATTATCAACGCCAAAAGACCATTGGGTCGATCCAGACACTCCAGCTCTGTAAAAAGCATCGCCGCCAGACGTTCCACCGCTTGATGCGTAAAAGAAGGCGTGAGACGCCGCATTCGCATTTTCAGTGTTCTGAGCAACGTGCCCGACTGTATTACCAGCCGAGGAAACGACAAATTGAACTTGCGTCGTCGTTCGGGCTAATTCAGCGGTGCCCGTGATGTCCGTCGAGCTACTCCAAACAGCAATCTGATTTAAAGTGCCAGTTCCCCCAACCGTCCCTGAGCCACTCGACGACGCTCCATCAATAAATTCAATTCCCATTTTGGGCCTCTCCCTTAAGGTGTGGGGCGCTCCCGCCCTTTAAATTATCTACGCTTGATATATGCAACCTTTACATCATCACCATTCGTCGCAGCATCCACATAGACATCTGAAAGAATAAATTCGCCAGCACCTTCACCAAATTCATCTGCATTCAGTGCAATTGCCTTACCTGCCGCAAGGGAAATTCCTCTTGTCGCAGAGACGCTCGCATCACCTACAAAGACAAGCCCTGCGTTAGTGGCTTTGGCTTGCACAATCACTGTCGTGACGGGCGTATCGGTTGCACTGACTTGCACACGGGTGCCAGCGGTGGGGATGTCGATATCCGCCACCGTAAACAGTTTCATAGACATAAGGTATTCCCCTTTAGGCTAAATTATCGCTCTTGGCAGACATACAAGTAGTCAATCGTCATCGTCTTTGCTGCGGCTTCGCCGTTCTGAAGAGTGACAGTGAGGGCTAACTTGTTGGTTTGCTCAATAGTCGCCGTGTGAGTGGCCACAAGCGCGCGGTTTACATAGAATCGAACAGCCGCAGCGCCATCCCAGTAAAAACCAAGAGTGATATAGGTGGCATCGGCAACGGTGGCAACGCTATTGGTGGTTTCCGAAGTATTGTCTTCGGTGATAGAGACCAATGTTGCAGCGCCATCGCTTTTTCGAAAGCCAACGCTATCAGTGGTGCCAGCGATAATAGTGGTATCCGTGGTGGCAAAACCGACGAAGAAATCAGATTGAGTGGCGTCCGAAACTTTTAACTTCGTCTCAAACCATACCTTTTTACCAGCCGAGAGCTTCAAAAATTCTTCAGCGGATTGCAGTTGGACGATATCGTCATCGGCTGCCGTGTTGGTGAGAAGAAGAGCGCCGTTTAATTCATCTGCGGCCAGGGCTTCCGTCGCGCCCGCGTCCGTTTCAGTCACCACCCAGTCACCCGCTGCATAGTTTTGGGCGACTAGGAAATCGTTGTAATAAACCACATAGTCAGGGGTTCCCTGGATGGGGTGGTTGGAAAACCATGCGCGAAGGCCATCGTGCTTTTCGCGATTAAGTAAGGGGCCGAGAAAACGTGTTGCCATTTTAATATCCTCTTTGAGATTTAACGCGGGCCTTCCGCGTGAACGAAGAACCGAGAGGCGGGGAGGTTAGCCCCCGCCCCCCGTCCTAATTACTAATCCGATTAGGCTCCAGCCGAACCGAATAAACCGTATGCGTGAAGCGCACCGATCACTTCGCGATAGCGAGACTTGTACAGAATCGCATCGTTGATGAAACCAACATCGGGACCACCGGCTTTGGTTTCAATGCCTGTGCGGGAGATGATCCGAAGACCATTTTCCGCAGGGGCCGAGACCAAGAACCAAGCATCCGTGTCAGTGAGGTGCGGGGAGCTAACAACCATGAGACCTTCTTCTTTGAAGCTGTTCATGTTGTTATCGGCGCTATCCGCTTTCAGATCAGAGCCAATCAACTCTTTCGCATACCGCTTATTGGAGCTGTGAACCAGGAGCATTTTCGGCTGCATGTTGTAGATGATGCCCGAATCGCCAACGAACTGGGTTTCGAAATCCGTCAACGCCTGTTCCAGGGAGCTAACCGAGAGGTCGGCTGCCGTGGACAATACGTTTCGGAAGGTTCCACCAGACGGAAGCGTGTGAGCGGAGTTGAACACCGTCACAGCATCAGCGGTGGTTTCGGAGCCGCCCGAAAAGCCGTTGTTGAACGGGCTCATCGCGCTGACTTCCTGCGATTCTTTGCCGGATTTCGCCAAACGCTTAATCATATCGGCGATGAGATCCATTTTAGAATCGGCAACCATCTCTTCCGAGATGCTAACGCCAAGACCGTACTTCACGACCGTCAACGTCTTGGAAGCACCCTGCTTCGGACGTTTGAAGGAGTATTCGCTTCCTTCAGGGACTTCGTTAAACAATTGCAGATCCATCAATTCGCTTGATTGATAGATGTCACGGTCATGCGCTACAACCTTGTAGAGCATTTCGCGACGAGAGGGGTGCATGTTTAGTTCGGCACGGAAAATTTCTTCCAATACCGGGAGCGCCCCGCTCCCAAATAAATGACCATACTGACTTCTGATAGCAACTGGTGCTGACATTATGAATTCTCCTTAAAAGGTGTCGTCGATTAGACGCCCGCGATTCCCGAACCCGTGGCAAGCTGATGCTCGTTAATTCGGCAAACCACTTTCACGTTAGTTCCAAGAGCATTTCCAACCGTGCGCTCAATGCCTAAGATCTGAAGACCTGCGGCGATCGAGTTAACAGTGGAGCTGTCTAATTCATGACGTGAAGCCTTGTAGGTGGAGCTGCCAGCGGTGGCCAAATGGTCACACATATTTCCAATGTCAGTTTGCGCGTCGATTTCCGTTTCATCAGCTTGGCAAGAAACCAGCTGATTTGGGTCGTCGAGTACGACAATTTGCTGACCCGCAGCCGATGCATAGGTAATGCAAACGCCGAGGATTGCGCTACCGGCTGCAACAGGATCAACCTGTCCGTCGGAAGCAAGTGCGACTAAATCGCCTGGATAGCAAGCGGAACCACTTTCGTAGACATTCGCTCGCAAAATTTTCCCGTGTGGTTCAAACCCACGAGGGTAGTCAGGATTGGCCATGAATTTCTCCCTAGTTTATTCGTTTTCTTCGTAGCCCTCCACAACCTCAATATCAGCGTTTGCCGCTCTCGCAGCTCGTCTCATATCACCGGCTTGGATTTGTTGAACCTTGGAATAGCGTTCGGATTTGGCTCGTAAGTATTCACGATGTTTAACGGCTTGCTCTTTCGGCTTCACAGCCAGAATTAGCGTGCCGCGTCGGATGATACCGTCAGGATCATTTCCCAACTTAAAATCCGTGTTTCCAATACTATCATTTTTTTCACGCTTGTAGGCCACCCAGCCATTTTTGTGGTACCCGTTAAATTGGTAGAGTTTTTGAGCATCGACAAAACGCCCTTCGAGCCCCTTGGATGCAAGTTCTGCTTTGAGCCCATCATCAATCTTCAATAGATCACCAAAGATTTCTCCAGGGTTAATTGGGGCGGTTTGACGCGTTGCAAGTGGTTTTCTGCCTTTTTGAATCATAAGTTTTATCCCTTAAGTAAGATGAAAGGTTTAACGATAGGTGGAATAGCTGCGTTTTGAGTGGGTTTTGAGCCGGTCTACCACTTTCGGATCTTCCACGTCGAGCCCCATCGCGCGCGCGAATTCTAATGTGTCAGACGCCACCGCATTTCTCTTGGAAGAGCCGCCCTGTCCCGAGCCGCCAGTGAAATCATCCGTTTCTTTCGGCTTTCGTTTCTTCATCGGTTGCACCCCCAATTCGGTTGCCGCTTCCAACACCGCCACCCGATATGCATTGGGATTTTTTTGCTCATCCTTTGAAAGATTCTTGAAAATCTTCACCGCTTCCTTTGTGAGTGGGGCTTCCCCATCTGCCAACTCAGGAAATTCGTTATAAAGGCGGGAAATGGTCTCAGTGTGGCGAGAGCGTTCGTCTAATGTCCCCATCATCTCTTGTCGGATCTCTGCTTTCAGATCTTCAACCGCCGCATCTTCATCCTCGTAAAATTTATCTCGGAAGGATTTTTTTGTGGGGGCAGCTGGCACACGCGCGGGAGCCAAGGTCTCTAGCTTTGCGGTGAGGGCCTCAGTGGTGGAGCGCAGAGTTTCTTGGAAGTTGGTTAGCTTTCTATCCATCTCGCTCTTTAGGTTTTTGATAAGGTCATCGCCCTTCACTTCGGGCGCAGACGTGTCCTTACTGCTTACATCGTTTTCTGACATGATTTGTTTTCTCCTAATTACGTTAGGGGGTCGTTTTCTTTTGAGCCGATGACGAGGCTAGCCGGTAGGATTCAAGCCGGACTTTGAGACTGGACAAGAGGTGGTGGGCACCTTGGAGCGAAAGCTTTTGGTGAACCAATTCCCGTTCATTATCAATCCCCAACCGAAACCCCAAGAGGTTGCCCTCTTGCTTTCTAATGATGGCCTCGATTTCGGAAATGACAAGCGGGTGTGCGTCAGAATGCACAAATTCTTGTAAAATGCTTTTGGCTTCGGGTGAGATCTGACGCTTTTTATGCATTGGGCTCACTGGGTGGCGCTTCGGGCGCGACACTTTGGCCTGGGGCCGTCTGATCTGAAGCATTTCTTGCGTTCATTTGCATTTGTCGCGTATTCATCACCTGGGCTTGCGCTGCCTGCAAGGCTTGAAGCATCTGTCCATGGCGCTCTGCTTGCGCCGCCAATAACAACACTTGATCCTTTTGGAATTGGCCCAACAATTCATCACTCTTATAAATTTCCTGCCAATAGTCCAAATATCCCTGATGATCCATCTCAGGCGTCACTGGCACAGGCTGCCCATTCAAAATTCTGTTCACTTCATCCTTCGGCGTCAAGAGGTGGTTCGCGTTTGCTGGCTTCACCACATAACGTGAATAGTCTTTGATTCCCATCGTGCGTAAATAGTTTTTGCACGCTTCATATATATTGCTTACATTCACCACCCCACTCTGAATGAGAAGGGGGTTTTGAACGAAGGCTAAAATCTGTTGAGCATTTTCTTGCTGAATCAGGCGATTCGAATTGGCACTGTTTGGTGCAATTTCAAAATCAAATTCCCCCTCAATATCTCCCTTATTTTTCACTTGGCCCCAATAGTCGGCACCAGTTTCACCCGTCACCCGAAACGACAGGCCGTCGGGGATGCGCTGTTGGAGCATGTGGAATAAAAACTGGACGGCTTGCTTCCATGCGCGATTTAGGCGGCGCAGATACACATCAAGATTGGAATTGGCTTCACCAAGAAGGGCTCGCGCCCCTGTGGCTGTTCGGGTCGCACCCTGGGCTCCTGTCACAATTCCCAAATTCAAATCAGAAATACCCGTAAGCCGCTCCACCGAATTCATAATGGAAGCCTCTTGCTGCAATCCAAAAGAAGTGCGGTTCCCTAGGTTGGGGAAGAACACATCGCGCTGAGGGTCATCAACTGGAATGAGAGATCCGGGTTGAAGCTGCATCACCTCTGGCTCAATGGTGGAAGATGGTCGATAGAATCCAAAAGGCATCGTCGAAATCATTCCATAGTCGACCGCTAAGTTGTGCATGGCATCTAATTCAGTCGAGAGGGGGTGGAGGAGTTCGACAAGACCGATGCCGTTATCTTCGCCTGCGCGTTTATGAAAATCGGCTTTAAAGAACGGGCGCTTTCCCACCTTATTGATTCGATATAGATAGGTGGCGCGTAAAAGTTTTTTACTTCGCTTATGCACCCAGCCCACCACTTCACTGTTAATCCCGCTTCCGTCCACATCCATGCGGGCATAGCTCTCAAGAATCTCATAGCGTTCTAAATCATTGGGGAGATCTAATTGGGATTTGCCAGATGTGGCAAGGCGGCGCTGTTGGATGGCGCTGTTATCGTGTGAATCGTCAGAATCTCCGCCCCCCGCAATCACTTCGCGCACTTCATCTTCTCTGAAAACCTTGCGATCGACCAGCTGCCACAATTCACTCGCAGTGAGGTAATAGCGATGAATGCAGATGTCGGCTTGTTGCGGATCACCTTGGCCTCGCAACATCACGAAGTCTTCTTCTTTAACCAAATCAAAAATGGGACCTTCAAAACACTTCTTGGTGACGCGCTCCTCTTTCTCTTCAACAATGATTCTCTGAAGGATTTGCTCTTGCCCATCAGGCAACGTGACGGTTTCCGCTGCCACCCTCGGCTTCATCACCACATCCATAAAAGATGTATATTCAGTGAGCCAACGCTCTTTCAAAATCCCCGACCCATAAGCCGCCCAATCCCACACCCACCCATCAATCACATCATCCACCCCGTTACCATGATTGGCCCAATCCTTAAGGGTGTAGCCCATGAGTTCCTGCACCAATTGAGCCCTATCCACCGCATCTTCTCTTCTAGGCTTCGCAGTGAAATAGGGGTCGATGCCAAGGATGGCTTGAAGGAAACGCGCGTGAACAGTCTTCACCACAGTGAGGGTCATGGGAAGATGCAATGTGGAAGAGCCAGTGAAAGGGCCTTCCGCAGTGGGCTCGATGAATTCGTCCCAATCGCGAAGCAGATCTTCCATGCGGTTGAGTCGCTCTTGGCGGTTGGCGTTGGCCACCGACCATGCTTCAACCATCTTCTGCCCAAATTCCAATTCGTCTAATTTCTTGGCCAATTTTTCGGGAATTTGGTCAACGAGAGGTGCCTCTGCGCCGCGTAGGCGCTCTTTACGCTTTGTGTCTAGCACTTCTTTGTCGTTTTGCAGGGTGGCCATAGCAAATTTTCTCCTGAATTGTCGCTAAAAAGTGTCTCACACATCAGCCTGTGGGGCTATTCGCCTTCGGGGATTTTGGCGGAAATAACAATGACGCGCCCGCGAAAGTTTTCAGGCAAGTGGACAGTGTGGCCGCGAAAGGTGGTGCAGGTCCAGGTCATTTTGTGGCTCTTCTCATGGGGGGTGCCATTTTCAAACGTCACAGCCCTGGAATGCTCCATGAGAAATCGGGTGAAGGCCAAATTGCAAAAAGCTGCGATTTCCTTTGCCACCTTTTCCTTTGGCATCTTGAAATCAAGCGCCGAGAGGTGGGCGTGAAAATTGTCGGGAGAAAACAATGTGCGCAGTTGGACGGGGAGGTCGTGCGCAGCGATGGTGACGGCCTGATCTTTATCGCCCGGTTTATTAGAAATCGTCCCAGTCATCTTCTTTCATTCTACGCTTTTTTTCGGCTGATGTGCCGGTCAACTTAAGGCGCATTCGAGTGCGCTCTGTTGATTCGCGCTTATACCCGTAAGTTTCAGCCCCCTTGGTGGGCACATAAACTCTTGCCTCTGCTTTTTGCGCACTCACCCCGCACGCTAAGGCATATTTCAAACACGAGAGGTAGTCGGTGTTTTCGATGTTTAATTTGGGCTTGTTTTCTTCGCTATTCCTGAATTTGGCCCACTGCACATTCTCAATGTCATTCACGATGCCTGGGTTGCCCCGGAAGATTCGAAGCTTTGGAATGAAATCACCAAAGTTATTGGGGTTGGTGGGAATTGCAATCACTCCACGGATGCGCTCAATAAAATCCTCGTCATCCTTCTCACTCCACCTCGTCGCCCTACACCTCACCCCCTCATCATTCAAAACCTGAATGAATGACTTAAACCCATCGCCCCCCGTCCCATCTGCCGACCCCAAACTATCCACCACAATATCCAAAACCCGATATCCCTTATAAAACTCCTTCAATAGGTGGGCGAATTCCTTCGGCACCATTTTGTGGCGCATCTCTTTTATATAATACAAATACCCGTCTCGATCCGAACCCAACATCACCGCGTGATGCGCCTTCGAGGGGTGGGGGTCGATGGCAACCACCACCGGATCTGTTCGTGGCCACTCGAAGGGGGGGATGAGGTGAATGGAGCGGTCGAATAGATGGGAGAGGGCGAGCCCCCCCACATCAAAAAATGCGCCGCCAAGCCGCACTTGCCTCTCACTCTCCGAGAGGTGGCGAGAGAATTCTTCGATGTAGCCTTCCGCCAAATTCGCTTCATTCACTTTCGTGTGAAACCTAAAACACTCCACATCCTGCAGCTCCCCTTTGCGCCATGGTTCGTAAATTTCCCGCCTCATCCAACTACTGGCAATGGGGGTGCCAACCAATAAAAATCTTGGACGCCTCCCCTTTTTGCGCCCCCCGCGACGAAGCGCAATCCAAACATGGCGAGGCATCGGCTCATCCGCGATCAATACGTCATATTCAATCGATTCAAACACCATCGGATTCTGATCGTGAAACATGAAAATCAGTTCCGACCCATTGGGGAATTGAATTTGTGAGACGTAAGGTTTGCCCCGTTTACGAAGCCACTCCTCATCAATCTTGAACCATTTATTGATTTCAGGCAGCCACACATCCGTCACCTTTTCCGGGTGATCTAACAACACAATCACTCGTGACGGCACCGCCGTGTGCAAACCCCTCACCGGATTCCACCCGAGGGCTGCCCACATCGCTTCATGTGTCGCAAGGCCAGTCTTGCCAGCCCCGTTACCTGAAAACACCAATCGGGTTTGCACCGTCGAGAGGTGGACCGCAGATTGCCCCTCGTTTGGCATGTAGGTGTCCCGTTTATCCAACAACCGGGCTCTCTTCGCTCGGAGCATCTCCACCAACTCAAGCTTTCTCTGTCGGGAGAGCCCCTTTATTTTTGCGTCCATAAAAACCCTGCGGGCCTTTTGCAAATGGCGACAGCCACCCTCATCTCTGAAGAGCTGTCATCAAAATTTCCGGGTGGCTAGTGCTTCGAGGGGTCGTCGCTATCATCATCGAAGCCAACACTTTTCATCTCAGATAAAAGCATGGCGTCCAATTCATCGTCTGTCATCCTGTCGTATTTTCTGGAGCCATCCTTCTTCTCGACGCTCTTGCCTTCCGCACGGTCCTGAATGTCTTTGATGGCTGCGAGGGCTTTGCTCGAATCCTTCTCGGCAAGCGCAATAGAAATTTGGCGGGCGGTGAGAAGTCGCATGTACTTATCCCGCATTTCCGCCACCGAGAGGGTGGTCATGTCTTTTCGGAGCATCGGCAAAATCTCGGCTTTGAATTCCTCCCAAGCCGCAAGCTCATCCAGGCTTTTCACCATGCGATTCTCCACTGAGTTGCGGCCATTATTTATCTTGGAGCGTTTGACACGAATCATTTTGCTTCCTGGAAAGGTGATGTCTTAGCTGTAAGGCGCAAGGCCGATGCTGCAATAAAAATTGTAACAGGGGGCCGACGATTGGAAAAGACGCGCTACGGAAATTGCCAAAAACGGCGAAGCTTAGGGGAGGGGCGCAGTGCGTCAATTTCCAGGTGGGCCGGGACTTGTTTGGGACTACCTAAAGCCACCGCGCCGGGCGGGGGCTGGCACGCGGGGGGTCATTTTTGGGGCAAGTCGTTGATATTACTAGTCATTATTCCAGAATTGGCCCATGGACGGGGGTATAGCCTATGCCGGTCGAGCCTCGGTGTATCCGCCGGGCTGGGCGAGGGGGCGGGGCTAATAGAATCAGGGGGTTGCGGGGGGTTG